CTAAGATAGAGAAGAGAAGTTAGAGAGAGAGAGATAAATTAAAATTATGTACTAACGAGAAAGTTGGCTAAACTCGTGATTATGATGTGTGGTGGTAAAACGCCTTGCGGCCAAAAACCCGCCACGTGATATATATATATGGGTAAATAAATGCGCCGAAGTCCATTACGCGTTGATGTTCTGTTTGAGACGCTTAGCGAATGGAATTCAAATGGGCCCTCCCACTTGATGCCACCGCTGATGTTGATTATGATATAATGATGTAAGATTTGGGATGAACTCCCGAAAAGCAGTGTGGGATGAGCTCCCTGCTAAACGCGTAGCTGATATCCTTATGTGCTGCGTGGGTGGTAGTGAAGAGGCTATGTGGCTAGACGTTCGAGCGCTGGTGGTACTCTGAGCGGTCTGGCGGTTGATCAGAAGGCGGTGTCCTATTCATGCGGCCGATGCGATGTATGTGTTCGGGCGGCTATGAGAAAGTCGTTGGTGGCCAATCGCATGGTTTCGTATAGCTGGTCGATATCGGTGTTATGGGCGTGCAAAAGATAGCAGGCAGCGAAAGCGACGATAGCAAGTTGCATCAAGTTGACGTAGAGCAACAGCTTAATCGTCGGATCCGAAGTTGCGATTCTTTCGATCGATGATATCGCCAGGAGCGCTATAATAGAGATCAGCGAAAGCTGCAGCGTCTGACGCGATGGTGTGAATCGATCGAATAGCGTCGACATGGTTGTATTGCAACGCGTAGCGGTCTTGCAGAGCAGCCGCAAGATGGTAACATAGCATGGGATCGGCGTAATTTTTAACGTTGTCGAGCAACGAACGCCGGTAGTACTCCACATGCTCGGGGTTGGTCAGGTCGTGTCTACCCAGCTTGATAGCCACCTTCAGAGCGTCAGGACACACGCGCCACCGGTCTCCGTCGTGTATGAGCGCTTTTGAGCAGAAGAATGGATACTTCTTGCCCGAGATGATCTTGCACTCGATGTTGAACATTGCGCTGATTTGATGGTGGTCTAACACAGGTCGGCCGTTGCGCGGAAAGATGAGAAAATTCATCGCCGCGGTGAATGCAGTGTTTCCGGTCCAGGTCGCGGGCCCGCCCGTTTTCACCTGGTACAAGATGTACAGCAGTGTTCGTGTGCGCATGTTCATCAACCGTGCCGCCACATTGCAGTCTCGCCAGACGCTGATCAGGTATGGGTGAGCACCATACTCGCGCATGAGTTTTTCGAACCAGGCTTCAGCTAACTCCTCGAGTGACTTGTCAAACTTGCTAGCGTCAGCTTCGTAAGACTCGCCATTTATCATGCGCGGTTCAATGGTGGTCACGTGGAACTCCCCGTTCGATTTCGTAAGCGCCTCGTTCAATGAATCGTCGCCCGCCAGACATATGAAATCGTCGGTGTCGTTGAGAAGCTCCTCGAATTGGTCTGGGCTCACGTCTGTGTAGAAGTGGATGTTCACGTT